TTTCATTCCACTCAATGAAAGCCTCTTTATCATAAACGAGGATGTCAGAATCTTCGCCACTGATGGAAATTTTGCCTTTATTAGAGGCGTTATCACCTGAGAAGGAGAAAGAACCTTGACCGAGTAAACGGAGGGATTGAATGCGCTTAGAGTAAGAGTCACCGATGTTACTTACTGGCAAAGCGCTCAAGTAAGTGTTAGCAGGGTATTTCTTAGTGAAGATCGTAGGATCAACAGCGGTAAGAGTACGCTCTAAAACTGAACCATTGATAGAGTCAGCAAAGGGAGCGTTCTTAGCTTCTGCAAGCGTTCTTTTGGACGCATCATCAGCGAAGCGCTGGATTGAGTCCATGTTATAAAAGTTTTCAACTTTGTTCATTTTTTAATCTCCTTAAAGTCTGATTTGCCAAACATCGTTAGCGTCATCAATGACCTTCACGAATTTGGCTGGTGTTACAAGGTTAGAACCTACAACAGTTGTGGCTTTACCTTCGTTACCGCCGGTAAGGTCGACATAAATTGCATCACCGTAAGCGGGAGTTAGTCCGCTTGTAGCTTGTACAGTTACGTAGTTTTGTACTGCAATGTCAGCGTAAGTGTAAGGACTTTGGTAAGTACCAGGATTTTCATCTGCAACGCCTGCTTGATCGCGAAGAACAACGCCAGCGAATTTTGTAGAACCGCCAACAATGTTTTCGAGTTGACCGGAATTAATATCACAGAATAGGCCTACTTTAAGGCCGTCAGTGATTTTGTGAGTCTCAACCAGTGTGTCAGGATATTTTTCACCAGCTGAGGTTTTCTGCATTTCTGCTAAGTAACCATTATCAAAAGACATAATTACATCTCCGTATTTTTTATTTGTTCCCAAATATCATTTTTGGAATCTCCAAAATCACGATATTTGCCGTTAGTTGGTGAAAGTGCTTTGAAAGCTCCTTCAACTTCTGAGTCCTCAAATGATTTCCCAAATTCTTTCTCGACTGCATCCTTTTTGATTTGGAATGAGCCTTTGTCTTCAAAGCTGTAAGTTTCATCGAGGAAACCTTTTGCCTTTTCGACAGTTTTAAATAGTTCTTTAGCCTCGGATTGAGCCTGAGCGAAAACAGCATCTTTGAAAGCTTGGGAGTCGGCATAAGACTTTTCTTCGTCTTTTTTATCTTCCTCTTCCATGTCTTCCATTGGCTTTTCTTCTTCGCCATCGTGCATACCAGGGTCAGTCACAGCCACTTCTTTTTCTTCCATATCCTCAACGGACTCACCTTCAATGGCTTCAACTTCTGCCATTTCAGCGCTTTCGCCCTCTTTGGACATGCCTGCGTTTTCTTTAGCTGAGTTCATTAATGCCTCAAGATCGGGCATAACCTTCATTACTTCATCAATCGGGGCGTTTTTGATAGCTTCCGAAAGACCAGCAACAGTTTCAGCTACTTTTTGAAGAGACATTTTGCCGTCTTCATCAATGAAATTAACTTTCATATCATGTACCTTTTGTTTTTGTTTGTCTTCAAACGAGAGAATATCACCGCCCCGCGCTCTATCGACGATTGCCAAATGAGTCGGTTTAAGGTCGTATTGCTCAAAGTCGTAGTCCTCATGTTCTTTTAATTTCCCGAGATAGCCTAAAGAGAGCTGACGTTTTCCGCGTGAAAGTGCGTCAAGTCCTTTCTCATTGATGGCTGTTTTATTTCTCAAGAATAGAGTTGAGTCTTTAAAGTCCTCCGTATACTCGACAACTTCAGTATCATCGATTAAGCCTACAACCGTCTCAGGCGACGGCTTTAACTCGGGGTCAATGTGGTCTTCAATGATTGGCAGTTTATCCATCATCCCCACAAGTGAAGTAATTGTTTCGGGGGCGCGGTAAACTGTGAACTTTCTGTCGTAAGGCTCAAGCCCTAGTTCTGCCCCAAAATATTCCTGCACCCCATCACGAACGCTTTTCACTGTCTTGTTTGCTAAGTCGAAAAATACTTGATGCTCAAATTTGTGATCCATTGCCTTGTCAGCAAATGAAAACTTATCGTTAGAAATCACACGGCACATCCAAAAACTTGGCGTACTCATGTCCTTCTGAATGTCGCACTTGTAATTTTCCATTGTTCTTTGCACATAATCTTTGTCGTCAATTTGGTCAGTGTTGTTTCTGTCCATGAAACGAGTTAAAACAACATCGCCGTATTGATTTTTAGAATAAACAGCAAAGAGCCTTTCTTTGTCATCAGAGACAAAAGGTTTATTAAGGGTCACTTCCGCGCCCTTGTAATTACCTGGTGCTTCCTCTTCCGGCATGGAAATTTTATCAAGAATCTTTTTAATTCTGCTCGCGTCCATACGTGGCCTTATAAAAAATATTAGTATTGATTAAATCAATATAGAAACGTTGAAACATAAATTCAAGCTAATAATCATTTTTAAAATTACGCATTTCGTACAACACAAGGCACTTAAATCGCTGTTTTCGTATTTTTAAGGCTTGGAAATACGATTTCATCAAAGGTTTAGTCTTTCTGATTGGCGCTCATTAAATAATTGAAATGGGGGTTTTATATTCAAATAAACCAAAAATAAGGAGATAAGAACAACATGCCCAAATACATCTTAATACGCTACTGGTTTCAAAAGCCAAAGGACGATCCGCGCTATGCAAACGACAAGAGTGGCTGGCGCTGGGTGTTTGCCACGAAAGACGAGGCCGTGAAAATCGTTGGCAATAAAATGCTGAGCAACGCTGAGTTTTGTTATGAGTGAAAAAAAACTTTGCGAGAACTGCAAAAACAAAAGAATATCACCCACTGTAACAGTCAGCCTAAAAATAGAAGAGGCTTTCACTATGCTAATAAAGGCAATAGAAGAAGAGTTTTCGCCAAATGAAGAGGTTCTTATAGGCCACTTCACAAAAACACTGTACGAAATGAAGGAGAAGTATAAATGAGCGCCCAAGCCCCCGACACGACAGTAAAGGCAGTCCCGAAGCTTTGGCATTGGTTTTTTGTTTCATACTACGACTCCAGCGACTTCTCAGTAAATACGGCAGTATACAAATCTGAAAATAAAGATTTAAAAATGTCAAATCTCAAAGAAATAGGAAGTCTGACAAGAAATTCAACACTATTAAGCTTATCCTACCTCGGACTTATGACTAAGAAAGAGTTTGAGGGGGAAGATCTGACCACCAGCGAGGAAAAGGGGGTCAAATGAACTTCATCCTCAAAGTCATCGTGTGCGCTAATGTTCCGCACCTGCTCTTGCTACTCTGCAATAAGTTTGAGCCGTACCAAAGAAACGCGTTTGAGCGGATGCTTATGGTGTTTCTAGCGTTTTGGGTTTATCAAAAGCTCGGGGAGTGGTGGAAGTAGTTTAAAGCCTCACTTAATTGTGGGGCTTTTTTTATTCCTCGTTATCTTCGGGGATAATCGGGCGCATTATGCAACGGCAGTTATAATCCATGCCAGGCAATAACGTTTTGCCGTCACAGCTAGAATAAAGACCTTCTGAAAGCTCGAATACTTTATCATTTCTAACCGCGTGGCATGGCCTAACCCTCTCGTCCTCGGCAGTCTGCCATGTAGCATGTGTTATTCCTAAATTTTGCGCCCTGAGCTTTCCTGTAAGCGTGTTAAAGTTAGCAACTTGATTTCTCGCCACAAACTTCGAGTTTTCCACCCTCTTGGACGCAATCTTATTAAACTCCTGCTCGACCTTTGCGATAGTCTCGCCCTGAGCCATAAGCCTAAGTGAGTTAGCGGAAAAGTCCTGCAAGCTTTCTTCAACGTTACGCGACACCCATTCAAGAGTTTCAAGTATAAGCGCGTTTGTCTGCGGTTTAAGTCCTTCCTGAGCGATTAATTGAGCTGAACTAATACCGATCTGCTCCTCAATGTTTGCGTACATGTCGGCTTGATTGCGCTTGTTCATTGATTCAAGAATTTGAGTGACACGCTTTTTTATGCGGTCGTTGTTGAATCGCTTGCGTATTTTCTTCTTTGCTCTGTTTGAAAGGGTGTTAAATATGACTGCCCAATTACCAACTTGGGCATCCTCGAACTTTTCTATTGTTCCCTTATTGAGCTGTTTAAAGGTTTCGTTCTTGTACTGTTGAACCATTGCGCGTGTCATGTCCTGCATGAGCTTTTCAAACTGGCGCTGGTATCCTTTAGGGAATGGCGTTGCTTTGAGTTCTTTGGACTCAGGCAATGAGATTTGTCTTTTCATTTAAACCTCCTCGAACATTGATGCAAACTCATCCTTTTCCGTAATGCCTTTTTTCTCTAAATACTTGGCGTGGTCTTCGCCCATTTGAGCCATCACAAGAGCGTTATTTAAAATAGTCTTTTCATAGTTGGCTTGCTCAAGTGGTGTCCGCGCCTGCTCCCTTTTAAACTTAATGGCGCCTAAGCCTAGTTTTTGAACCAAGTCATTAAGTGTTTCAATTAAGAACTCGCTTTGAATGCCGGAAATCGTATCATTTAAAGTCTTTTGGTCGTTGTCGCCGTTCGCGTTTAATCCTCGGTTATTGTCGCCCATGAGAATATTCATTGGGATGCCCGTCACCATGCCTAAACGCATTTTTGAAACCTCGTCCGTTTCTTTGAGGTTTGTAAGCGTTTGGGCTAACTGCTCGACCGTATCCTCATCGTCAAGTATTGTTGCACCGTGTAACGATCTCTGATTTTCTAGCAATCTAAAATATGTTAACACTTGATCGTGTTTGTTTTGCCTTACTAAGTCGCGAAATCCTTTAACCTTGTAGAATAGATTAGAGTTCTTTTCAATGATTGCAGCGGATGCGCGTTCAATTACGCCGTCATTTATAAGCTGAGTGTAAATAAGCTCGGCCTCGGAAATACCACCAAATTTATAATCTGCTTTCTGATCCTCTACGGGCTCATAATAGGTAAAGTCTGCCACTCTTGTCCAGAGAATCCTCTCGCCTTTCACTGTGTAGTAAATAGGCTTGTAATATCTTGGCTTGCTTAAATCAGTTTCGTACTCGCCAACGGTTATCATATCGCCGGAAAATACATCAAGCTTATAGTTTGAGCGATTCCAATTGTCTTTAAGTGGCTGGTCAAGTACAGCGCCTTTTTCGTGAATGACTACGATACCGCGCCCAAAACCAATCATAAACTTAACAGCTTTTTTGACTGCGCTTGCAATCTTCTCGTCATAAATCTTTTCGTCTTCAGTGCTGTCAAATTCAATTGTTCCGTTAAGCGACAGATTGGTTTTAAGCCTGTAAATTTTGCTCGCTGTTCCGGTCTTGTAAATTTCTCTAAGTTCATCGTCATCAATCTTGGTGCTTACAAACCTATTGCGGTTTCTTGCGTTCCTGGTGTTGGTCATTGACGCCATCATATCATAAAGATTATCTTTAACGCCAATTACTTTGTGTAAGAATTTTTGTACTTGGTTCATGTTGTTTTTTTCCTGTTTAAAAAAGTGATGCCCAGTCTTCCGGCGCGTTTCGTAAAAAGTCCTCTATGGCGTCCATTGTCGGGTCAACTTGGTCGTCATGTGTGGCGTTTGGAAAGCTTGAAAACTCTGAAAGGTAGTCACTTAAGCCGTCCCAATCTTGAGGCAAATATACATTTCCACTTGCTAAAAGTCCAACTGAGTTATGCGCCCGAGTCACTTTGTCAATGTTTCGCTCGATTGGCACAATCGGTATCCCCTCGCGCTTGAGAGATTGAATTAATCCTATTCCGCTGGCTTTATCTTCTATCTTAAAAGCATTAACATGTGAGTAACCTACATTATGCTTATTGTAAAAGGCGCGTGCTTGAATCTCTAGCTCCGGCGCTTCCCACTTTCCGCGTACTTGATCAATTAAGTAAATTTTACCCTGTGAACATTTCCCCCAGCATTGAAACACTGAGTAATCATTATGCTCTTTTGTTTTAAGTGCTGTATCTGCATAAATACGCTTTGATTGAAGAACCGGTAGCTCTGTATAATACTGCCACCACTTATCTTTAAATATACCGCCACCAATAGGCGCGGGACTTTGCATCATTTGACCGGCAAAACCATAAGGATTGACTTTTTTAAGTTCTTCAAGTCTTTCTATGTCA